GCGCGAGTGCTCCTTTAGTCACTGGGTCGGATTTCGTGGCCGATACCGCGCCGCAGCGCGTGAGCACGTCGAGCTTTACGCCTGAAGCTTTCACTGGCTGGCCTTGGCGACAGGGCCAGACGGAAAACAACGGAGGGGAATGTTATGTATCAGATAGATAGCGTTTCAGGGTGCTGGGTTTGGTCAGGACAGACATGCTCAAGCGGAAGGTACGGACGAGTAGTTGGCATCAAGGGCTGCGGGAAGGGGGTCGTAATGGCTCACAGGCACTTTTACGCATTGCACAAGGGGGACATTCCGCCTGGAATGTCTGTATGCCATACATGTGACAACGGGCTTTGCGTTAATCCCTCGCATCTTTTTGTCGGGACTCACGCTGACAACATGAAGGACGCAGCCAACAAAAAGCGCCTCCCTCTAATGCTTGATCAGAAACGAGAAAAAAACAGTCGCGCAAAGTACACGATGGAGTTTGCAGATTCTGTCCGAGCCTACTACGAAGCCTTTAAACCTTCCTACTCGATGCTGGCAAAGCATTTTGACCTTAAGTCAAAAGGTCATGCTCACGCGATCGTTAATCGAATTATCTGGGATTAGCCGGAAAGACGGCCAACCATTTAAGCATCTGCGCCCTAACCGGCGCGGCTGCATTGGAGAGCGCCGTGAACTAAGGGTCGCGGCCTTAGAAGTGTAACCAGGCTCACGACTGGCACGGCGCTCCCTAATGCAGAACAGAACAACCGGAGGAACAAGACATGAGCGGGTACACATGCACCGCGTGCTGGAAGGTGTTTTCCACCGAAAGCACATTCACAAAGCACCGAGTAGGGAAGTTCGGCATGACCCCTACTGAGCGGCGATGCCTTACAGATAAAGAGATGAGCGACGGCGGATGGCGGCTTACGGCCAGAGGCTGGACAAATTCAAAGCCAATGCCTGAAGGCATACACAAAGCAAGCACGGTATAGCGGAGGAACAAGACATGAACGCATTACAAGCGTGCCAATCACGATATGACCACATGCTACCGGACGACAGCGAGTGCTTCCTTGATACAACCGAAGGAGCTAACTGGCAGGACGGCGCAGCTGCTCATCTGATGGGCGGAAACGACTACAGGGTAAACAACTGGACAGGCGTCACTTACGGCGAGCTGTGCGACTTCGTAGGGCTACAGACTCAACAGTGTTTCATGGAGGCCGAGGCAAGCATGCTGGGATGGCTTGTAGCGGCTATTCAGGACGGCGACATAGCAGCGGCCAAGTCTGCGCTAACCGAGATCCTGTACGACGTAAAGAAAGGCGACATCAAGGCCATCGTTTACGACTCAGCCTGTGGGCTGCTGGTTGACATTGCCGAAGCCGCCGCCGACCAGATGCGCATTGATAACGAGGATGACGACTATGACCGATAAGACAAAGCATTACGCAATAGAAGCCGCCGGCTTTATCGGCTGCTGCTTTGCCGCGCTGGTTTTCGCCTACGCCTTCGCGGGGATGATCGCATGAGCACTTCGCCAGTTATGAGCATTACCGATGAGATGGTTGCGGAGCTTGAGGCGCTGGCGAGCAAGGCCGGCGCGCTTGCCATAGATAGCGCTGAAACAGTCGAGGCGCAGAGCGGGCGAATGATTGAGTGCCCAGTATGCGGCGGCGAAGGCTATGCAAGCGCTGAAAACGACTACTGCAACTTCGACAACCACGCTATCGGCGTAGAGTTCTATGGGATCGGCCCGGAGTTTGGTCTGGCTGATGCGTATTTCCGCAAAGCCAACCCCGCCACCATCCTAGCCCTGCTAGCCGAGCGCAAAGAGCTTATCAAGGACCGGGAGCGGCTGGACTGGCTGGCCGACCAAGGTGACGACTGCCAGTGGATGAACATTCTACGAGTCGAGACTGATGACTTTGAAAGCCTGCGCGCCGCCATCGACGCAGCAATGGTGAAGGCATGACCCGCCAACAATACCGCCGCAAAGCCCTACTTCAAGGCGCGGCTTTCGTTTTCGTTTTCACCGTTGCCAGCACGGCAGCGCTATATCTGACAGGGGTTTGATCATGAGCGTTTACAAGAAGCTGCAAGAGGCTCGCTGCGAAATGCAGACGATGAGCCTGAAGAAGTCTGGAAGGAATAAGTTCGCCGATTACAGCTACTTCGAGCTTGGCGACTTCCTGCCGGTTATCAATGATCTTTTCAAGGCTAAAGGGCTTTGCAGTGTTGTGTCGTACACCGCAGACCTTGCCACGCTTCGCGTTATTGATGTTGAGGATGGAACGCATATCGAGTTCACCAGCCCGATGGGCAGCGCGAACCTGAAAGGGTGCCACGAAGTCCAGAACATCGGCGCGGTTGAAACGTACCAGCGGCGTTATCTGTACGTCACCGCGCTGGAGATTGTCGAGCATGACGCGCTGGACGCTGTTGTTGGCGATCCGAAGCAGGCCGAAAAGCTCAAGGCCGTTGATACGGCAATCAACAAGCGCCAGGCAGCGGCAATCCGCGAGTCTCTGGAGTTGGTAGGAATTGCAGAGTCTGCACTTCTGGCAAAAACCAAAACTGAAAGCATCGAAGCCATCAAGGCTGCGGACTTCGAACGTTCCATGAACTGGATAAACCGCCACGCGGATAAGGAGGCATCATGAGCGCTTTTCAAAAGACGCAGCAATGGCATGCTGGCAGGGTTGGGCGAGTAACAGGTAGCAGGATTGGAGCTGTGCTAGGAATAGATAAGAACAAAACACCTGACGACGTTATGCGAGGCATGGTTCGCGACTACGTCGGTGAAGATCAAGAGTTCACTGGCAATGAGGCTACAGAGCACGGCAACACGCACGAAGATGATGCAATTGACTGTTATGAGGCTCTTACTGGCTGTCATGTGAAGTACACGGGCCAGCATATTCACAAAGACTACGGGTGGCTTGCAGCATCACCAGACGGTCTAGTTGGGAATGACGGCTTGATTGAAGTTAAATGCCCGTTTCGGGCCAAGTACACAAAACTTGCAGAGGTGCCGCACACAAACGCGCAAATACAATTGCAGCTAGAAGTAACTGGCCGCGATTGGTGCGACTTCGTGATCTGGCGTGACGGGGCAATAAGTATCGAGCGCGTAGAGGCTGACCGATTTTGGTTGTCTCGCAACCTGCCGACACTTGAAGCATTTATGGATGACTACCGCGCCACCATCGCCAGCGAGGAACTGTCAGCGCGTCACCTGATGCCGCTGATCCGCGAGGACAAGGAATGGGAAAAGGCCGAGCGCAACTATCTGCTTGCAAAGAAAGAGGCAGACGAAGCCGCGCTAGTGCTTGAGGAAGCGAAAGCCGAATTGATTGCCCTAGCTGGCGAGCAAAGCCAGAAAGGCCGAGCAGTCCAGGTGATCCGCTCGGAGCGCAAAGGCTCGGTAGCCTACGCCAAAGCAATCGCAGAATTGGCACCTGATGCCGATTTAACCAAATACACCGGCAAATCGTCGGTTGTGTACACAGTGAAGGAGTGCAAATGAATACGTTCAGCTTTACGGGAAATTTGGGCAGGGACTGCCGCGTCGGCACAGGATCAACGCCGGTTGTTGGCTTCGGTGTTGGCGTCAAATCAGGCTGGGGCGACAAGGCGCAAACGATCTGGATTGATTGCAGCCTGTGGGGCAAGCAGGCCGAATCGCGCATCTCTGAGTACCTGTTAAAAGGCCAGCAGGTAGCAGTCACAGGTGAACTCGGAACACGCGAGCACGAAGGAAAAACGTATCTGACGTGCCGGGTTAGCAGTGTTGACCTGATCGGAGGCAAGCGCGACGAAGGCCAATCCTCGCAAGCACGGCAAGCGCCGCAGCGACAAGCGCCACCTGCTGAGGATTTCGAGGATTCTGATATTCCGTTCTAAAATACAACCAACCTAAAAGGGGCTGTGGCATGAAAAGAATCTACAAAGAGGATGACGTGTACACGGCCTCTATAAAACGTCTTGATTTCATATTTGAGAATTTCGAGCGCATATACCTGTCCTTTTCAGGCGGGAAAGATTCTGGAGTCATGCTTAACCTGGTCATCCAATACATGAAGGAGCGAGGGATAAAGCGGAAGATCGGAATCCAGATACTCGATAACGAAGCAAACTACGAATACTCGCTAGAGTTCATGCATCGGATATTGCAGGAAAACGCTGAGTATCTTGAAGTGTATTGGTGCTGCATGCCAATTACCCTGCCATGCACGGTTTCAGCTTACGAGATCGACTGGCAGTGCTGGGGCGAAGCTGATCGGCATCGATGGATCAGGCCAATGCCTGAGCAGGAATACATCGTAAACCTGCAAAATCACCCGTTTGGAGATCTGTTCCACGAAAACATGAACTATGACCACTTCTGGGACATGTTTGCTGAGTGGTACAGCCAAGGCAAGCCGACAGCTAACCTTATCGGCATCAGGACAGACGAAAGCCTTAATCGTTTCAGGGCGATCATGAATGACGCAAAAGAGACAAAGGGCGGGCATCAGTGGACGAAAAAGAACACTGAGCATGTTTGGAACGTGTACCCAATTTATGACTGGCGAACCCGTGATATATGGGTTGCAAACGCGAAGTTTGAATGGGATTACAACAAGCTTTACGACACGTTTTATCTGGCCGGTGTGCCTATCTCAAGAATGCGCGTCGCAAGCCCGTTCATGAGCGAATCGAAGTCGAGCCTCAATCTGTACAGGGTTATTGATGGGCAGACGTGGGCAAGGCTTTGCGCGCGGGTTGGAGGCGCTAACTTCGCAGCCACTTACGGTAAGCAGCTCAATTACCATTCGTTCACGCTCCCGAAAGGACATACATGGAAGTCGTTTGTTAAGTTCTTGCTTGCAACGCTTCCGAAAGAGTCTGCTGCAAATTTTAGGTCGCGCTTCATTCAGTCTATTTTGTTCTGGGGCAGGGTGGGGCGCGGCCTGAATGAAGATGTAATTGCTGATTTGGTAAAGAACAACGTCAGGTTCAAAATCAACGGAACAACGCCGCACGGAAAGAACGAGCTACGCAGGGTTGTTATCAAGGTTCCACCAGATGACCTTGATTGCCTTTCCTGCCACAACAGCGACGTTACAAGCTGGAAACGGTTTGCGGTAACGATTTTGAAGAACGATCACACATGCAAATACATGGGCCTGTCTCCAACAAAACACCAAGCAGAACGGCAGAAAGCCATACAGAAGAAATACAGCAAGGTAGGGGTTGAGAAATGAAAGTAATCCACACTGCACAAATTGAAGAAGCCCGCGTCGTTGATTTCCATTCCGGCGTAAGCAATCGGCTTTTGCTTGAATCTGACGGCATGGGCTTCGGGATGACTAAAACGGTCATCGAGCCTGGCAAGCGAGTTTTTCAGCACTACAAAAACCACCTCGAAAGCTGCTACTGCGTAAGCGGAAATGCAACGTTAACTAACGCGATAACTGGCGAGGAACACCATGTCGGGCCAGACGTTACCTATGTTCTGGACAAGTACGATCCGCACTGGTTTGAGGCTCATGAAGAAACAGTCCTGATATGCGTATTTAACCCTCCCCTGAGTGGCCGCGAGACGCACGACGAGGATGGCTCTTACCCAGTCGAGGATAAAGGTTTCGTCAGCCCAGTCTACGCAGTGCGCCGAGTGCCGATAGAAAAGGTTACGTCCAACGACTACAACCCGAACAGTGTCGCGCCGCCAGAAATGGCCCTGCTTGAAACGTCAATCTGGGAGGATGGTTACACGCAGCCGGTTGTTGTTGTGCATGACACCGACAATGATCAATACGTTGTCGTTGACGGCTTTCACCGCTACTGCACGCTGCGAGACAGTAAGCGCATTTATGAGCGTGAAAAAGGAACTCTGCCAGTCGTTGTCCTGAACAAAGACATGCACGACCGCATGGCTTCAACCATCCGGCACAACCGTGCCAGAGGCTCACACAATATTGAGCTGATGAGTACGATTGTTGCCGAGCTAGTTGAAATGGGGAAAGGCGATCACTGGATTTGCAAGCACATCGGCATGTCTCCTGACGAGCTTCTAAGGCTTAAGCAGATCACTGGCGTTGCAGCGCTATTCCAGAATCAGGACTTCTCAAAGTCATGGGACGCCGAAGATTTCGAAGAGGCCGTAGCAATTGAAGCTTGATCGTGTCTATCACCCGATAAGCAAGTGGGAGGAAATCTCGCACGGCATGTGGTCTGACGTTGAAGACAAGACAGCCATTCTTAAGCGGGCAATAGCATTCACAGGAAACCACAAGATTTACGGAAGCTACATGATCCGGGTGATTGTGGAATGGCCGATAAGCTGCGAGAACGCACTAACTGACAGCAGCCTTAATCAGCGCGCATGGATAGGTCACGCCGCCTGCGCGCTAGCCATAGGCTGTCCAGAAGACATTACCAGAGAGGCTTGGGGGCATTTGACAGATGAGCAAAGGCTATTGGCAAACAATGAGGCAGACCGAGCGCTTAGGTGTTGGCGGTACGCTTACGCAAAAGATAGAAACATATGTGACGACATGGGAGAGGCGCTGCTATAGCGACGGAATACCAGATGAGATTCCGCGAAAGCTGGCCGCAGCAAGCAGAGCGCCAAACTACAAATCAATTGCAATGGCAATATTGCGGAACGACTTAAAGCTTAGGTCGCTCGGCTTTGGAGAAAGCGAGTCGCAGATAGTAGAAGACCTCAGACGAATAAAAGCGGAAAGAGACAGCCCGCAGCAGAGGCTTTTTTGAAAGCCGCGCAAAGAACACCAGCCGCGAAAGCGGTTTTTATGCCTGGAGGAATGACATGAACACACCCAGCAGCCGCGAGGCTGACCGTAACGCACTGGCCGCGCAGGTTGCGGCCTTTACCGGATCAATCGAAGTGTTGCCCGGCTTCCCAGAGCGGCCAACGTATGCGAAGCGCACAGACCGGATTGATCCAGCAACAGTACCGAAGCGACAGAAACAAAAGCCAAGGATCAGCCCGGAAGCGCAGGCAAAAAAGACAGAGGCAAAACAGGCGGCGCGGCGCCGAGGCAGGGAACTGCTACGCAAAGAATGGCCAGACCTTAATGTCCAGGCACTCACAAGAGAGCGCGGCGTACACATAACCGTCATGTACGAAAGGATTTCTCGCGGAATGACACTCGATCAGGCGCTAGGCGCATGAGCTGCATAGTCACGCTGCTAAGCCTTGGCGGGAAGAGTCAGGTAGTACGCCGTTGATCTGAGCCGCGCAAGCCGGTTACTTGGAACGCCAGCGCATGGTTTGCGCTTGAGTCAGGCGAGAAATACACGCACAGCGCAACAGTGCATAACCAGACCGTTCTTGGCTTGGTGCCATTCATGGGTGCGCTGATTGATTCGCTGATTGAGGATCACGGGAACGAGGTTGCAAGCGCCGGATGGACGGCGACCAGTCACGGAAAGAGGAAGCGCAAATGGCCCAACAACAAGTGGCGGCGTGGATTATCGGCGTGATGACAGCGGCAATGATCATCGGCGGCATGGCAATCAGCAGAGCGGCACACGCTGAAGATGGATGGTGCGCAGAGTGGGCTGAAGGATACGCTGCGGGGTTCTGCTTTCACACGCGACAGTGCTACATAGCGCCGAAAGTCTGCCCAACCCCGGTGGATGGAGAGGTTGACGGGTACATGCGCGGCTTGCGCGACGGGCTACAGGATCGGAGGGCGACGATATGAAAGACAACACAGGGCACCAACTGCTGATGATTTCCGAAGCGCTGAAGCAAGACCAGCGGAACTATCTGCATGAAGTTGAGCAGGGTAAGGCGAGAATTGCGGAGATTGAGGCGCTGCTCGGAGAGGCCAATACCATTCTTGAAATTGGCGAATCAATCAATCCCGGATGCGTCTTGCATTCAGAAATAAAAGCAGCCCTAGCCAAGAAGGAGTTGAGCGAATGAGCGCCCCAACATTTCAATGCGAGTCGTGCGGGTCGCACAATACCGCCAGTGAGATTGCAGAGACTGGCGGGTACTGCCCGCAGTGTGATGCCGACTAT